CTGGACGAAGTTTAGAGAAAACAAGTCTAACAAAATAAGCAAAGAAGAGTTTAAAACAATAGCCGAAATGCACGCCAGGCTAAAAGAGCATGCCTACTATTTGCCCTGTACGTGCAACCCAAAAGGCATACAGCGTTTTATTGACGACCTTAATACATTATACAATGAGCATAGAAATAACGCATAACCTAGAAAAAGCCGTAGTAACAATTTTAAACTTTGACGACTGGCAGCTGACGTGGACAGGCGAAAAAAACAGTCTTTACGATGCCGAGGGTTTAACGCCAGAAAAAAACGGCAAGCGTACGCGTTGCGTTATAGAAATGAAGTTTCGCAAAAAATACTACGAAAAAAAGTTAATAGAAAAAAGTAAGTACGACGAGCTTATGGCTTTAGACGACGACATAATAAAGCTGTACTTTGTCAATGATCCAAAAGGAAATTATTTGTTTTGGTTAAACGGTATAAATATGCCAGACATAGAAACCAAAGACATACGCAAAACAACCCTATGGAATAATGGACACGCCGAAAAAGAAATATATCTATTGCCAGAGAGTAAAGCTAGTATTGTAAACGTAAACCAGCCAGAGCGACCAGAAAAAAGTATATGGGACGAGTATTTTAAAAGACGCGGCAAATAAGTTTTACACAATATATGCTAGGTATTAACAATTTTTTTAGTAAATTGACCTATGCAAAAATACGATATAATAAAAGAAATGGAAAACAACGTTTTAGACGTCGAGGAAATGGCGTACTATGGCGAGTTTGAGTTAGCCAGTAGTTTACTTATAAACTGGAAACAAAAAGCACATAAAGCGCAAAGCACCGAAACTTTAAAAGAGCTACAACAATGCGCTAACGCGTTGGCACGTATAGGAATATATGTAAACCATATGCAAGCTCGCCAGCGCGAGTTTAACGTACAGCTGGGTAGGTTTCGTATGGCAAAGCTAGAGGCGGACGCAAAGGCTGAAAAAGCCTTACAGGAATTAGAAGACTATAAACTAGAATTATGACAGAAAAATTAAATAAAGAGTTAAAACAAATACAGTACAATTTAAAGTTTACAAAATTCGAGGGTACTGTTGGCGAAAAATTAAAACAGGCTTTTGAAAAACGAGAGCGCGACATAATTAACATAAAAAAATACCTATGAAAAACTATGAAGTAGAGTATATGTATTTAGCTTATTGCGGCGAAGACCTAGAGGGTTACGAGTTTGACACCGTAAACGTCGATGCTATAAGTCCAAAACAGGCAATAGAAAAAGCAAAACTAGTCGCGCCGTTTAACGCGAAAAAATTTAACATAACAACTTAAATATGACAGACCAAATTACACTACTAGACGGAAACGTCTACGGAAAACAACAGCTACTAGCTAAAATGACTGACGACAGTTTTTATTACGGCGAGCTGTCAAAACTAGCTTTAAGTAGCTCTAGCCTTAAATTACTTTTAGACAGTCCAAAGACATACTACTATGTCAATAAGTATGGACAGAACGAAACGACAGCCGCTTTACGTAGCGGACACCTTTTCCATTTAGCAATTTTAGAGCCAGAAAAATACGAGCAAGTCAAATTTGTAGAGGTGCAAAGTAGAAACGCCAAAGCGTTTAAAGAGGCGGTCGCCGAGCATGGCGAAGTATTTACAGCAAAAGAGCGCGACGACAACAATAGACTTATAGATGCCTTTTTTAAAAACCCAAAAGCTGTTGAGCTTATAGGCGACTGTAAAACCGAAGTGCCAGCAATAGGCGAAGTCCTAAATACTGGCTACCCATTTAGAGGCAAGGCAGACGTACTAAAAAATAGCGGCGGCATCGTTGACATAAAAACAACGCAAGACGTACAGAATTTTGACAAGTCCGCTTTTAAATACAAATATCATTTACAGGCTGCAATTTATTTAGACCTATTTAGCACGCCAGAAAAACCGCTAACGCATGAAGACTTTACGTTTCTTTGCATTTCAAAAACCACCCTAGATATTGGCGTATGGAAATGTAGCGAGGCATTTATAGAATACGGACGCCAGGAATTACGCAAAGGCTTAAACCTATATGAAACTTATATACGCCCAGACTTTGACATAAACGACTATACAATACAGGGTACGCTATAATGGAATACAGCAACAATTTCGAGTACGACCTAAAAGTAGGGCAAGTCAAAGAGCGCGAGCTAGCCGACATACTAGAAAACAAAACCGTTGAGGTTAAAAAATGTACGGACGCATTTAGTAGTATTTTTATTGAGTACGAAAGCCGAGGCAAACCGTCTGGCATAAGCACCAGCAAAGCCGACTACTATTGCATAGTTTTAAATAAGTCTTTTGTAATTATCGAAACCGCAAAACTTAAAAAATTATGTAAGCCGTACTTTAAGACAAAGCGAGACATACTAGGCGGCGACAACGATACGTCCAAAGGCATAAAATTACCAATAAGAGACATATATTTATGAAAACTAAAAAAAGCACCTGGCGTAAAATAAACGGCAAATGGGTAAACCTAGAAGACATAAGCAAAAAAGCTGGTAAAGCAAAGTATATAAAATGCGACGAAAATAGTCAAATATATACTTACGTGCGCACAAACAAAAAAGCAGCCTATAAACAAAACTTTAAACCAAACCGTTTAAAAGACAAATAATGAGACAAAAAAAGCTAACACAACAACAACGCATAGAAACCCTAGAGCGAGTAGTCGCAAAACTATATATTGAAATACAAACCAATAGTAAACTAATTAAAAAACTAACACACGATGAGCCAGCACAAAAAAATAGCAGACCTAGTAATTAAATATACAGGCGAAAACATATACAGCAAACGTAGAACGCAACCAATAGTAGATGCCAGGGCGTTGTTTGAATACATAATGCGCGAAGACTACAAAGTAACATACCAAAGCATTACGGATCATTACCGAAAAAACGGTAAAAAACGAAAGCACGACGTTATGATATATAGCGTTAGAAACTTTGAAAACGAAATAAGGCACAGGCGTAAAGACTTAAACGAATACTACCAAAACATACTAGAGACTGAAATAACAGTAAGACAATACCAAAACGCATATTTACTTATAAGCCAAATTAAAAACCAAAAACAAATACGTAAATTTCGTAAGTATATGACCGACATATTAAAAGAGCCAGCCAAAGTTTAAAAAAGTTACGTTATATAAGTATGGTACGAGACACAAAAGACAGTAAAAAAAAGATGCTAGAGGCTCTAGAGTACAACCTAGGCATCGTTTCTACGTCGTGCGCAAGTGCTGGCGTAAGTAGAGCTACACACTACCGCTGGGTACAAGAGGACGAAGAGTATAAAGCATACGTGCAAGACATACACGAAAGCGCAATAGACTTTGTCGAAAGCAAATTGTACGAAAAAATAAAGGACAAAGACACCGCTAGCATTATTTTCTATTTAAAGAGTAAGGCAAAGCATCGAGGCTATGTAGAACGCCAACAGCTAGAGGTGCAAGACACAAAAGAATTTACAGTTAAAGTAATTGAATAATGGCAGACATAACAAAATGCCAGGGTACTGGCTGCATAGTAAAAGACAGCTGTTTTAGATATACAGCACCAGACGGCGAAAGGCAGTCGTATTTTACAGAGCCGCCGCTAAAAGCAAGCCAACAGCATGACGGCATGACTTGCGAGTATTACTGGAAAAACGAGGCATAATTTGCAAATAGAAACAAACGTAGTCTGGAAACACCTAGAGCATACAGACAAAAAAATTGTCATAATGCAAGGGGGTACGCGGTCTGGTAAAACCTACAACACTTTGCTTTGGCTTATATTTTCCTATTGCCAAAAGTATACAGGCAAGACTATAACTATTTTCCGCGCAACCTACCCAGCTTTACGCGCAACCGTAATGCGAGACTTTTTCGACATACTTAATAAATACGACTTATACAACGAGGCGCACCATAACAAAAGCAACAGCGAGTATAGACTAAACGGCAACCTATTTGAGTTTGTAAGCATAGACCAGGCAAGCCGCTTAAAAGGTCGGAAACGAAACCTAGCATTTTTAAACGAGGCAAACGAATTTAGCTACAGCTCGTACAGCCAGGTTTTATTTAGGACAGTAGGCACGCCAGGCGCACCGTCTATAATTTTAGACTACAACCCTAGCGACGA